TATTAGCATAATCAGTAATAGACATCTTTTTACCATTATTTATAATATAGTTTTCTGATATTACTATTGTCATTACACAGGTATCCTATATAGATCAAAGATTCTTTTTATATGTGGGGGGAAATTAGAACTTAAAGCTCTATCTTGTACATTTTCGCCTTGGAAAGTAAATCCTTGAGATTCTTGACGATCTTTATGTAGCATCTTAGCGTAATCTAAAGTAGCTAGTGATAAATCATAAGGAACTTCTCCAGACTCATAACCAGATCTATAATCTACTTTAATACCTCTTGGGAAATTTTTAAAAACACGAGCACCGACTAAAGATAAATCAAAGTAACCAGTATTTTCACCTACATTTCTAGTAATCTCCCCAGTAACAGGGTAGAATACAAATTGTTCTACAGTAGCGTGTTCGTCTGAAAATTGTTGAGTATTATTAGGGCCATCAAAATGAACTAATAGTACTGTATCGTCATCAGTAGAATGTTGATAGGTAGGAGGGGTAAAATCATCTGTATGTCTAGCAACAAGAGAAACTCTTAATTCATCTATAAAACCTTTGTAATAATTATATGAGCTAGTTACATTCTGTCTTCCTATCTCTAGCGAACCATTAATATCAGGCATAACATTAGCGGTTGTCTGGGTTCCTAGTTCTACACCATCTCTATAAATTTTAAAAATAGAACCATTTCTTACAACCTCAACATGATGAAAAGAATTAGATACATATCCAATATTATTAGCATGTGTTACATTTGCTATTTCTATACCACTAGATAAAGCTCTAAAATTATAACCATTTCTAGTATCATAACCTAGTGACCAAAAATTACTTGAATCTCCTACTTGAGATATAAAAGTTGTATTAGAGCTATATGAATTAGCTCTAATTTGTAAATCAATAGTGAAAGGAGAATCTCCAAAATACCAGTCATCGGAATCTCCGGAAGATAGATAGTCTGTACTACCATTAAATAGTGCAGAAGATTCTCCAAACTTTTTAAATCTTGCTTTTAAAGTAGGATTACCATATGTAGTTAATACTGAATTGCCCGTCTGTAATCTAGTTACAGAAGATCCATCAATTTGTGGATTAGAAAGTCTTCTATAAGCATATCCATCATATTCATTTAAAGCATATACCTTTTGTAGAGGAAGCCTATTTACGAACACAGAAGCTCGACCTCCGTCAAAAGTTTCGGAATAGTTATTAGCTAAAACTTCAAATCCAATATAATTCTCTACAACAGCGCAAGCGTATGATATGAGATTGCTTAATCTAGCATCCTCATTAGAGCTTGTTATGCTTAAGTAATTTTTTACTTGATTTAATGAAACATATGGGTATTTACCGTATCCAGCCATTAACACAATCCCCTATTATTTAGTTGCCACCTTTATTTGCTTTGGTGTATCAACTTCTTTTTATAGTAGAAAGGGGGAGGCAGGCTAACCTACCTCCCCCCATTTTAATTAGTGACTCACCTAATATTAGGCTAGTGTTCTAATTGTTGAAGCATATGCGTATGTAGTTGATACGTTTGCACCGCTACCGACAGTTGAAAGAGCCTTGAAGTCAAAACGAGTTGACATGTACATTGCAGTTACCTGCTGACGTGGCTCGTACTCACTCTCGATCTCGATACCACGACGCTCAGCAATCATGAAGCCAGGCTTGTAGACTAGAGCACCAATGCTGTTTGAGTTTGAACCAATGTTGTCTAGGAACTCAGTGATTACCACTGGGATACCATAAACAGCACCTACTGAACCTGTTAGGTAAGTAGCATTTGGTCCGAACTTATCAACAGTACGGAAATCAGAAGTTGTTACAAGCTCGTTGTAACCTTCGATTGTAGTTAGGTATACTAGGTGATCACCTAGCTGTAGACCATACTTACCCATCTTAGCACGGGCTGAAGCAATGTTCGCGGCAGAAGCCTTAGTAGTTGCGTCGGCAGTACGTACTGATAGACCATCAGTTGCAACCTGGTTTGCCATGGTAATAATACCCTTAACAACAGATGCATAAACGTTAGTAGTAGCTGGATTTGCAGTGAAACCAGTTAGTGCTCCAGAACCACGTAGAATTGCTTTATCAATTGAACGTGATAGACGGCGAGTAGCAGCACGACGTAGGAAGTCGATTAGAGGAAGAATTGTATCCTCTTCTTCATCCTTGGCTAGATGAGTTGTTACCATGAACTTATGTGGTGTGAAATCTACAGATGAGATTGCATGCTGGTTTGAAGTTGGGATGTTTGTCCCGTCGCCAATACCAGTCGCATAAGTACCAGAAGCAAACTGTGCTACATAGTCATCGGTATCTTCGTTTGCTACTGGGACACGGAATGTCTTAGCATCAACCTGAATACGATCAAACATAGGAGCAATTACTAGCTGCTGTTCCATTTCTTCGTAGATATTAGTTGAGAAGTTCTGTAGGAACTGATCAACGGAGGTAACAGCCTTAATCTGATTACCAAGTTTTGTATCGAATATGTCACGACGACCCATAGCCTTAGCTAATAGGAAGGCATTCGCCATCTGCTTCTCTGTGAAGCGTGAGGTATTACGACTCTGCTCCTGATAAACATTCTTACTATCAGAGATAGCTTTAATCTCATTCTTGTACTTTGAAATCTGTGACTTAAGTTCTTCTAGCTCTTCACGAGTCTGGCGAGAAACCTCACCTCTACGATCAACTTCGTCAGCTTCTTTCATTACAGTCTCGCCAGCCTTCTGGACTAGCTTCTCTGCTCTATTATCGCCAACTACTACTGAGACTTCAGACTTTTCTACCACTGTTTCAGTTGTAGTAGCCTTCTTTTCAGTCTCTAGTACAATTGGTTCACCAATATTTTCGGTTGCCATTGTTTCTTTCTCCTTTATAGTCTTAGTAGTCTTATGACCGTTTACTAGTAAAGCTAGATTCTTATAAGTCTCTTCGCCGTTTTCGCAGTCAATACTCTTAAGCTTTTCAATATTTTTAAGCATTATATTTGCTATATGATAATTAGTGTCATTCCATTCTGATGATGGTGTAGTTTTTAGGTTAAGTGTTTTATTAAGCTTTTCTTGTAAAAGTTCACTATTTTTAACAGTATCTTTATCTTTTACTGCATAAAGCTCTTGTTCTGTTGTATTTACTAGTTCTTTAAAGCGATCTCTAATATCTGAACGCTCGGAATCGGTTAAGCTCTTAAAATCAGTTGAAGTTAGCTCAAGATCGTATTGTGATCCAATATCCCAAAAATTAGCTACTGATAAATTCTCAGCAGAAATTGTAACTGTATTATCTAATGATTTACCATTTAAGTCAACTTCTAAAAATTGAAAAATAGGGTTTTGGGCAGTAGCAATTTTTGTTACTTGGTACCTTTTTCCTTCGTATTTAGTATATGCTCCATTTTTAATTTGGGCAGTTTCAGCACTTAAAAGATTAATAAAAGGTATTAACTCATAAGGGTTACTTGATACTGAGTTTTCTTCTTCTAGTTCTTCTTCAATAGCATCCTTTAAATCAATTTCTTTAATTGTGTCATCTTCGCTAATTTCTTTTGTTTTAGCCATAATATTCTCCTCTGTTTCGGAATATAAAACAACTGAAGAATAATTAGGATTTTTATTAGCAGCAATCTCACTAGGTGACATTGGACGCTCATCGTTATCCTCTTCAGCTTGTTGTGAACCGTTAGTAGCACCTGGCTGGACTAAGAATACTATTTCGTGAGTATGTCCTTGGTTAGGTTCCATTTTATAATTTGTAATCTTATGATAGTGGTCTTGACCGTGTGATGCGTAAGTAGTTACTCCGTTACCACTAGAATCCATCTCAATAGTATGATAATGGTCATATACTTCATTGGTAATTCCCACATATATACCATGCATAGATTTAATTTCATCAGCACTAGATTCTTTTAAAGTCTTTTTAAACTGATCATAGTCTGAGTTAGATTCAAAACTTTTTCTAACACTAAATAAACTTTCTTGATTACAAGGTACACTTACTACGCTGATTTCATGTAGTTCAACATCTGTAATCATAGTAGTATCACTTGATCTATCATAGCGACCATCTTTAACTTTAAAACCTACAGAAAAACTTTTTAAAGCTCCATCCTCAATAAGAGTTTGTACTCCATGTAGTTTCTCAGCAGCGTCACTAACATAAGCTTCTACGAAAATACCTTTACGATCAACAGAAATTTTTTCAACACGACCAATAGGTTTACTATGATCATGTTGGTATAAAAGAACTGGATTTTTACGATAGTAGTCTACGCCTTTAGCCCAAGCCTGAGCAGTAATGATATCACCTGCGCGATCTTTATCTGTGGTGTTGGCATATCCCGCAATTTTTAAACCTTTTTTCTTACCTTTACCAGACTTTTCTACTGTTAAAGGACTATAAATATGAAATATTTTATCCATTCTGTGTATCCTCTGGTGTACTAGTTTGAGCTCCCTCAGAAGGTCTTCCTCCTTGTGAGGAATCTACAGCACTACCTGTTATATTTTGTGGTATTCTAATGTCACTATGACCCTCAATAGTACCAAATCTTAAACCTTCTCTAGCTTCATTAGGTGTTATTATACCAGCATTAACTAAAGTGCTATAATACATAGCTTGAACTCTTTCATCAGCACGTAGTGATGAGACAGCTCCTCTATCTGGTCTAATAATTATATCTGGTCCAAAGAAATGAGCAAAAGAACTACAAAACTGTTCAAGTATTGGCATAATAGTATGATTATAAAATAATACTTGATTAGCATGAATATTAGCGTTATTACCACTCTTTAGAAGAACATAAGGAACTCCTAGTGCTTTAGCTATATCTTGTTGAACACGCTCAACTGAAGCTTCAAAATCTAACTCAGAAAACTTAACCTGACCAAAAGGACTAATAGTTAATCCACCATCTAATATAGCTGGAGATCTTGCTCCTCCAAAAATAGCAGAATAGTTTTGTCTCCATTGCTCTAATACACGTTCTTTAACTTTAGGACTCAATACAGAAGCTGTTTGTAATACAATTCCTGGAACACCATTATTTTTAAAAAACTGACGTTGAAAATTAATTAGATAATAGTATAATTCTATTAAACGCTTAATAGATTTAAGTCTAGGAGCGCCTCTATATATACTATCTTCATTATCTGCTTTTATATGAATAATTTCATCTGGCTCAAATTTTAAATGACTATCTTGACGAGTGGTTTGTCTATTATAATTATAGACAGAGGATTGTTGTACATTTCTAATTAAAAAGTTATAATGATTAATAAAAGTTTTTCTATCTGGAATAACTTCCATATCATTAGCAGGAATTACGTATAAATTTGTTTTATCATAGTAGAAAAAAGCGTTACCATCTATTAAATAATCTAAAAAAGCACGCCTAAAAAGTTTTACTCTATCTTCAAAAGGGTTAGGTGATCTATTTAAAAGCTTATCTACTTTTTTAATAGCTCCACCACCTTCAACTATAATAGGTATCTCAATAAGTCCATTAATTATTAATTCTATAGATCTGTTTACAACTTCTACTTCTCTATAAGCTTGCTTATAATCAGCAACTACTTCAGGACTTACATAAGGTTGTGCAGCTGCAAGTGATGGCTGAGCAGGATTAAGTTTTTCTGAAACCCACTGTCTCCAAGCTGGAATATCGTTAGCCATTTTTCTCCCTTTGTAGCTTTAACCAATTAATAATTTTTACTGCTATATTATTACTATATCTTTGACCATATATATTATGAAGTCTTTCATGATGGACTTTACAAAGGGTATAGAGATTATCATTACTTAACCTATTAAACTCATCTTCATAAAATTTAACTCTTAGATCTTTTATAATATCTACAGAATTAACTTCTTTAATATTATTTGTCATACACCAGTTTTCAAATAATTGAGAAATTGAATAAATATGATGAAGCTCTAACTTTTCTTTACTTTTACAGATATAACATTCATCTCTTATTTTATAATCTTTTTTTATGTAATCCCTAATATATTTAATAGGAATTCTCTTTAAATTACTCATTTAAATAACTTTATCAAAAGCTAGACCCTGTGTCCAATCTTTAATTTTTAGAAGCCGTAAAAGGGGAACGAAAATTATGAATAACTTCCCATCTTTTTCTAAAGTGATCTGGATGTTTATTTAAGCCTACGCTACCTTCCTCTAATAAATTAACTTCTGTTTTAATTGTTCTATGTTTTTTCTTGTAATAATCAGTCATAGACAGAGATACTTGAATATCATCCCCTCTATCACGAAACCCCCAAGGGTCTAAATAGCTATCCCATATTAATTTTAGATGAGGAATTGAAACAGCTATACAAGCTCCAACAGCAATATCAACTTCTGAATCTATGCACCAGTGACTTTTTAAATTTTCATAATTAGTAGCTAATGAGATTTCTGATCTTCCATATATAGATACTAGTCTATCAGGTGTTTTTTCAATTTCTTGTCTTAAACGCATGATACAATGAAAAGACGGATCAATATCATCATCTAAAAGTATGGCATATCGACAAGATAGCTCTTTAGCTATTCTCCAACGCTCTATACACCAACGGTTCTCCTTATTATTTATAACTCCTACTCCAGGAATAGGAGATAGCTTAACATCAGGATTATTATTTATAATTAATATAGGTAGTTTACCTTTAAACTTAATAATAAGTTTAGCAATATTAGCAGGTCTTTTGTAATTTAATATAATAAGGATAGTATCTTTAAGCATATATAGAAGCAGACTTCTTTACATAGGTGTAAATAGCGTATCTTACTGCGTCAGAAGCATGAGAGTTATCATCATGAACAGTAGTAGGTTTATCTGTGTTAGGATTCCATTTATAATTAGCTAGTGAATTAAAAGCTTGAAAACCTGTTTCTCTATCAAAAATAAGTTTATCATGATCTATAAGAGCGCACAAATAGTTTATACCATCGTTTACAGACTTAATAGCATTTTCACAGTATATATCATAATCACCAGCAAAATCAGCACGTAGTTGCTGAGCTGCAGAATCAATATATATCATATCTATCTCCCATTGCTCTTCAAGTTTTTTAATATTATCCGCAAGTTCAGAGGTAGTTATTTCTCCAGAAATATCTTCATCAATTACATAATAATACTCACCGTCTGTAGCTATAACAATAAAAGCATTCTTATCTCTATACCCTACGTCTAGACCAGCTATAACTTCATAACGATTTAAATTAGCTTTAATATGGCTTAAATCTTGTACATGTTTATCTTGCTTAAGACTGTAAACTTGCATTTCTGTAGTAGTCCAGTCACACTCATACTCTTGAGCAAAAAGTTTATGAGAAGTAGATTTACGAGCTTCTTCAATATCTTTCATATTAAGCAGTGGATTAGCTCTCCAAGTATACAGAGCACTTCCCCAGTCTTCATATTCATCATCTTGTCCACGTTGATAATAATCATATAGGTAGTTTATTTTACCACGAGGGGTAGAAATAAATAGAGCACGAGAATCTGGATATGTAGAAAGGGCTGGACGAAGATCACGAGTAAAATACTCATCATCAGGAATAATAGCAGCTTCGTCTACAATTATAAGATGAGCAGCTCGACCAACTAATGAATCTCTGTTATTAGCAGACATAAGCCTAAAAGTAGAACCATTAATAAGTTTTACAACTTTATCTTTTTGATTAAAGCGTTCTACTTCAATTTGTAAGTTACGAATCATATCAGTAACATAGTCCCAAATAATAGAAGATAGTGTAAAGTTAGGAGCAATAACCATAACCTGTGTACCAGGCTCAAGAAGCTTTGCTAGTGCGAGAATACCTGCGGAAAGGGACTTTCCTGTACGGCGGGCTGAAATATGTGTCCAGAAGCGATAGTTTTCTAAACCTTCTATCATACCCCATTGACTTTCATTAAATTTTATACCTTTATTCTGACCAATTATAATTTTAGGTAGCAGTTTTTCTACAGGTACTTTAAAAAATTTTTCTTTTGACATTATACTCTAATAACTTTCAATAGGGATAATACGAGAGCTGCTGCACCACCAGTTACAGAACCCACCCATAGTAGTGTTTTTAAGCTAATTCTACCAGTTATAGCCATCTCTCTTAAATCTTTGACTTCACGCTGCATCATGTCTAAACGACTATCCATCTTCTCAAGTGTCTTGAGCAGTTGCGTGTATCTTTCTTCACATACAGCTTCATGAGTAGATATATCTAACTTTAGCTTTTGTGTTCTTTCGTGTAATATATCAATACTAGATTCTATATCCATAATATCTACCTCTATATTAAAATAATTATAGCAAGAGTACCAATTTTAAGTTTGGTACTCTTGCTATTTAGAGTTTTAGAATGTCCACTTTAAGCCAACCATACCTACGGCAGCTGTATAGTTTGAACTTTTATCAAAACCAGCTTGAATATTAAAGAATATACTTTCAAAAATTTCTTGTTTAGCAGTTAAACGAACTTGTCCTACTGTTTTAAAATCTTTGCTCTGTGTTACTCTTGTTTCAATACCTATATTTTTATCAAAGTCAAATCTAGCCCCTATATAAGGACGAGCTTCAAATATTTTATCATCTTGTGGTAAAGTTGAAAGTAGTGATGACCCAGATTCAGATTTAGAATCAATTACTGAGTTAGTAACTGCAACACCTATTAAAGGACGTATACCAAAATATTCTATTGGTGAATATAAAGTCATATCAGCATAATAGTTTTTTACTTTTACTTTATTAGAGTTAGCAAGAGCAAAAATTGGAAGTGCTGTAGTTGTTTGATAATCAGATACATTAAAACCTATAGAACCTTTTACCCATATATCTGTTTGTTTACTTAATATATAAGCTGTAGCTCCATAAGTATCTGCTTGAGCTTGAGAATTTAAAAACTCATGACTATTTGTTTTACTAATGGTTCCTGCTATACCAAAAGTATTTTCATCTATAGTTTTTTGTGTACCAAAATTAAGAGCACTTGTTCTAAAAGAACCTGTTGCTTTAGCATAACCCATAGAAGGTTCAGCCCAAGCTCCGTCTTTTGTAGATAAAGGATCTACTATATAAGGATTAAATCTAGTAATAGCAAGAGCTTCTTTTAACCCTACAGCAGATACAGAAGCTTTCTGATCAGAGGATGCTGATTGAACGATATTATCTCTTACAGTTGTAGTAACAACTTCATTTGTTGTTAAAGATGTTTGTGTGTTTGTGTTAGTAGTTGATGTTGTTGTTACTGGAGTACCATCTGTTGATGTTGTTGAACCATCAGAATAATTAGTTACAGTAACAGGTGTTGTAATAGTTGTAGTTGTTACTGGAGTTGTATTTGTAGTAACTGTAGTAACTGGTGTTGTTGATGTTACAACAGTTGTTCTTGGTGTTGTTCCAACAACAGTGGTTGTTCTTGTTACATCAATAGTTTTAGCATTCTTTACAGCTGCATCTCTAGCAGTAGCTACATATACAGTTGGTGCAGTTGTCACATTAGAAACATTAACAGTAGTTCCTCTTGTAGAAGTAGAAGAAGTAGTGACTGTTCCATTAGCATTACTTGAAGTTACTTTTGGTGTTCCAGCTGCAGTGCTTACTATAGTTGGAGCTTGATTACCTCCACCATTAGATGCAGCTGCACCATTACCAGATGAACTAATAGTTCCGCCAACTGTACCAGCAACAATACCACGAATAATATCATCAAGCGCAGTTACGTTCTGCTGTTGAGCAGTTGTGCCCGAAGTATTGAAACGTGTTTGATCTAACCAGTTGGTATCAGCAACAGTAACAATAGTACCTGTTACACTTTGACCAAGATTACCAGCACGACCAATCCATGACATACCAGATACCGCACCCGCACCATCGCTAATAAGTGGAATGCCCTGTGAGTTTACGATAGCAGAAACGGCTGCGTAATTAACAGTGATACCAGCAGTCATATAGGTTGTGTTGACGTTGCTGGATACATTGTTAGTCATAGCAGAGTTAGCACCAATGGTAGTTGTACCACCGCCTAGAGCAGTAATAAGTGCAGCTACTGAATTGTTTCTTGATTGGCAGCAACCAGGATTCTCAGTTACGAAGTAAGCGAAACCACCATTAGTGACATATGTCTGATATGCAGTTTGTTCACCAGCAGTCAGAGCGGCTGCATATCTCAAATCCCATACTTGTTGATATGTTGTAGTTACTGTTGGAATTGATGCAAGATTAGTTGTAACAGTTACAGTATGGCCAGCAGCTTCTAAACGACCTTTGACGTTATTGGTAACTTGGTCATATTGTGCGTCGATGATTAGAACGCTGTCTGCTAGAACAGGTGTTACTATCAGAGTAGCAATTAGGGAAAGGTACTTAAAATATTTTAACACTTTAAACTCCTAACAATTGCCACTTTAATTTATGTTATTCTGAATACTCCAATCGTTTAGAATACCATACGGCAATTGTATACCTATCAGCATGCTTCACTGGTAAAACCTGATGAGTATATTCCAAATCAGCTTTAAAGCCAATAAACATGCCTTTTTTAGGTTTTATACTTGTATTTAAATTTTTAAACACAATTTCTCCGCCCTCATAATCGTCATTTAAATAAAATATACCAGAAAAACTACGATACCACATTGGATGCTTAGTTGATTTATACTCTTCGGGAGTATCATCTTGCCAACAATTATCGGCATGAGGACTCATCGAATCGCCTTGCCTCCATATAGTAAGTTCAGTATTATCTGGTACACAAAACTCAGAATATCGCTCACATAAATATTTCTGCCCAGCAAAGCGCGCATAGTTTAGTATACGCTCTACAGTATTATAAGGAGCTTGCATACTCCTATGTAACTTTTTATAAGACACAGTTCTATCTTTAAAAGCTGGAACAACCTGATCTTCATTTTTAAAAGTATCAGGATAGTTTTTAGCAAAACTTGTTAGATAATCACAACTTTCATTTGGCAGCAAATTTTCCACTACCAAGATCTTATCATTCTGGTAGTGGAACACCTGGTATTACCTCGTTACTTTCTTGTTGTAATGCTTCTCTTTTAGCGGTTAATGATTCAATATAGTCTGCACGGCTACTTGAAAATTCAAAAACTCCAGTCGCATTTATTTCATATCTTTTTTTATCTTTAGATATAAAATATCTTATATTTTTATTTTCATCTAAATAACCGTCTTGTACTAAATTTTTTATTGTTCTAAAAAAGAACTGATTAGGTAATCTATACCTAACATTATAAGAATCCATTTTTTCCTCTTTTAAGTTTTAATTATGAACTGCACAATAGTAGCTGGATGAGTTACGGTAAGTGCAGGTACTGATAGTCCTGGAATTGATAGTCCAGGGATACTAAGTCCAGGAATTGTTAACGCTGGTACGTTATGAGTATGAGTATTAACTGTTAACGATGGAATCGTTAAGGCAGGTATAGATAGACCCGGTATTGTAACAGTGATTGCTGGTATAGTTAGACCAGGAACGCTTACGTTCATTGCTGGAATTGACAGTGCTGGAACTGATAGTCCAGGAACTGATAGTCCAGGGATACTAAGTCCAGGAACTGATAGTCCAGGAACTGCTAGTCCAGGTATGGTATGAGTATGTGCAGTATGATCTGTTACTCCAGAAACTAAACTGTTAGGACTTTGATCTTTAACAAGAACTGGTAGTTGGTATGCTATAGTAGTTAGTGTATGTGTAGTAGGACCACCAGAACCACTAGTACCTGTACCAGTAGTACCTGTACCAGTAGTTCCTGTACCAGAAGTTGATCCACCTGTAGTTCCTCCAGCTGTAGTTCCAGTACCTGTAGAATAAGTTGCTGCAGGAATAGTACCAGTACCTGACCCTGTTGAGTATGTAGCTGCAGGTATTGATCCACTACCTCCAGCTGTAGTACCAGTACTAGTTGCCGAGGCTACGGTAGTTGAAGCATTTGAAGTAGTAGCTGTTATTGCTGTCGCACTTGTACCTGTTGTACTAGTGCCCGTAGTACCTGTACCAGTAGTTCCAGTACCTGAAGAGTTTTGGTAGCTGATATTAATCTTACCTGCTGAAGTTCCACCAATAGTGATACTTTGTGACGCGTCAACTCCATGAGGAGAACGACCTCTAAAATCGGGAAGATTAAAAGTAGTGCTATTATCTCCTATACCAAAAACGTTAGATATTACTGCGAATAAGCCAGAATAAGTAGAACGAGAAACCGCTGTTCCATCGCAAACTAACCAACCAGAAGGAGCAGTATTAGCACCATACATAATGATAGAAGCAACTGGTACTCCTTGAACAGTAACATAAGATAAATTACCAGATCCGTCAGTTTGTAAATACTGGCCAGACGACCCACCTGTAATTTTTACGTTTGTATTTGATCCTAAAGTTACTGTTCCAGAAGTAGTTAGTGCGCCTACGTTTGCTGTTCCACGAACGTCTAATAAATACCCAGGTGAAGAGGTACCAATCCCCACGCTGCCATTAGCAGTAATACGCATTGATTCTGTTAAAGCTGCACCAGAACCAATTGGAGTAGTTCTAAACTGTATGTCAGTACCATGATTAGTAGAAGTCCAATTCTCTGCTGCACGGAAATTTATTGTTGAACCAACGACGTTAACATTGCCGTCATAGGCATAGGCATCAATTCCGACAAGACTTCCACCAGATGTAGGTAGATCAGTTTTACAAAATTGTATACTTGCATTATTACCCGACCCAAAAACTTGAACTTTCGAAGCTGCTGAACCAGTAATAGTAGCTGTCGATCCAATTAGTATCCTAGCATTTGAGTCGATGCGCATAGCTTCTGTACCACCACCACCAGGATTTGTCCCAGTAGCACTAGTCGCAAAAGTTAAATATGTTCCAGCATTAGAAACACTAAAAGTTTCAGCAGCCCAGATAGACATACCACCATTGGGACCACTAAAACCACCAGTTACACCATACCCAGCACCAAGGAATGACCCTAATCTATCGCCACTTTGAACTGCGGTTGGTGATGCTATTGTTCCTCTTGCTCTATAATTTCTAAAGTTGGTGCCATCGGCGGTATTGTATTGCTCATATCTCCAACCTGCATTATTTTCATCTACAAGATGTATTTTGGCACTGGGCGAAACAGTCCCAACACCCACTCTATCATTTAGTGAATCAACAAAAAGAGTGTTAGTATCAAATGTAGCGTTTCCAGTAAAGGTTGGAGAAGCTGCTGTTAGAACTCCTACATAAGATAGGTTACCCGACCCATCGGTTGCTAATA